TATAAAGTTTTATTGTCATTTGCTTTTCCATTGCTTTGGATAAATTAATTATTTGATTAATTCCATAACCATCTCCTTTTATTTCTAATTTTTCTAACAGTAGTTTTGCCAATAACTCCACTGCCGTTTGTTGTCTATTGTTACTCATTGCTCGCCTCCTCCGTAGGTTTGTTCGTAGTATTGTTCACCAGTTATTGGTAGTGTACTTTCAGGATAATCAATTCCATGAACTGTTCCTTTGTTGTATGCAGTTTCAATTCTTTCCTTCTCCATTTCTTTGGCTTGTTCCCCTTTTTTAATTAATACTTCTAATGTGTGTCGAATATCCATTTCCATAGTTGGGTCATCACAAAAGTTCCTTGCCTCCTTGATTTTGCTGATATACCACTCCACTGCCGTTTGTTTTTTATTAATGCTCATACTTCTCTATTTCTTGTTTTATTTCTTGCCAATAATTGTCATAATATTCAGTTTCACATTCAGTAATTACTATTAATATCTCATTAACCGCAATTAAGGCGTATTGCTTAGTCATTTTATCTATTAATTCTTGGGCTTTTTCCACTGCCGTTTGTTGTTTATTGTTTGTCATAGTAAAATCGTTAAAATTATTAATGAAATAACCATCCCCGTAAAAATACCAAGAAAAAAACTTTGAAAATCAAAATCTATTTGTTTATTGTTTGTCATTGTTACCTCCTTGTATTTTATCACGCATCCAATTTATTCCTGCTAAATAGATTCTATCCTCGGGGTCAAACTCATCAAATTGTATTTCTTGCATTACTTCCTCATCACTTGGTAGTTCGATGGGTGTTTGGGTTTTCAGAACATCATTTAATGTTAACACATCAGGGTATTTATCACTAAGTATACAAACTTCAAGCATTTGTCTTACTTGTTCTTCTGTGTATAGTTTCATACTTTGTTATCTTTTTTCATATTTTATTAGTAGTCGTACCAACTTGTTAAATAAATTATAGGTAGTTGGGTGTGATTGATATCTTGTATTTTAACGTAGTATCACTCAAATCCATAATACCGAACACAACGGAGTTATCATCAGGGTTAACCATAGTTGGTGTTATCATATAACCATCCATTTTATCTAATGTTTGTTTTACCTCATTAAATAAATCAACAGGTATTTTAGTTTCAATTTCTGATTTTTTAAATGTTTCTGGATTGTAGTAATCCGCTTTGTAATTTTCCATAATTTTATTGTTTGTCATAACCTTAATATATGAAATTATTTGAATTTAGACAACTTAAAGAATGTGTCTGTTGCCCAATAATCAACATTCTTAATAAAATGTGCTAACCCATCCATCTCATAAAGCTCAATGAAATGCTTTTTATGAAAGTCGTTATTCTCTTCGTTGATAAGTCCGTTAATGTAATCAATCTGCCTATCATCCAAAATAGGATTCTTAAGATCCATTAACTTATAATGGTTAAGTAGGTTCTGCCTTGCAAATAATACCCGGGCATAAATCTGATGTTCTGTTAAATGATCTTCAGCATAATCGAAGATATCCTGCATTGACATCGGAACATCTAAAATCTCCGGGAATAGTTTTAAAAGCGTCTTCGGTCCTAATCCTTTAATACCTTCAATTTTATCTGATTGGTCTCCAAGCATTGTTTTGTAAATAATAAAATTATCCGGATGAACCATAAATTCTCTCTTAACGTCTTGTGGTCCGTAGAATACTTTTGTGACTGGTCTATAAAGAGTTACGTGGTCGTTAACCAGCTGAAGGTAATCCTTATCAGAAGAAACAATAATCATCTGTGAATTAAACCTTCTTGGTAATTCTCTAGACATATAAGCAATCATGTCATCTGCTTCTGCTTTATCAATCATTCCAACTTTAACCGGTAGACATTGAAGGTAATGGATGATCCTGGTTATTTGTCCAACCTTTGCATCATTTTCATCATCTAAAGATTCAAAAGCATCCCAGTTTGTAATTCGGTTAATGCCTCTGTTTGATTTATACTCAGGTAGTAAATTCTTTCTGTTAGTGGAAGATCCTACTCCGTCAAAGATTACATAAACGCCTGTAGGATTCACCATCTGAATTAATGAACCTAATGATCTAATGAATCCGGCCAGACCTCCAATATGAGCTCCTTCGTTGTTAACCATGTTAATGGTTGCAAAGTTTCTAAAGAATAGATTCAATGCATCAATAACTAATACGCGGGAGTGAAAATTTTCTTCTGTGGGTATTATTTCGTCTACCTCCTTGATATTATCAAGTAAGGTTTTATATGCTGCTCTCATAACTTATATTAATATAATAAAAAAGCCCTTGACTTGCAAGGGCTCTTTAAAATTTATTTTTTAACTGTTATGCTTCTATGTTTAATTCTTTCATGGCTTGGCTCAGTGCTATCATAGGTTCTCCTGTAAGGTTTTCTATTGCTTTTTGCACTTGTATTAAATTCTGCGGCAACTCTGACGGGTCTTCACTATTAATAAGTTCATAGATATCGTCTACCGAGATGTTGATACCGTATACCTTATAAGCTACAGAAGCTAGTTCCATATCGGCATCCATTATACGGCCGATGTCTGTATTAACGTATTCTGGGTATGTTTGTTTGATTAGGTTTTTTATCTGTTCAACTTCCTCTTTATACCCTGAAGGGGTTCTAAAAGTGCTAGGTTCGTAAGCTGTAAAGTTTTCAGCTTCAGTTAACATTCTAGAATTAGTAGTTACTTTGTTTTCTACTAAGTATTTTTTTAAATCAAAATTATCCATGTTTTGTTTTAGTTATAAATATAATCTAAATATAAGAAAAAAGCCCCTGCAAAGCAAGGGCTCTTTCTAAAAGTTTTTGGAATCCTATTCCGGCTCTTCCTGAAAATAACCGGGTGTTGAATCCTCATAAGCTTCTTCTACTACATCGAAGTCTCCTCCTCCTAGAATGGCTGACCATTCCTTTGAGTGAGCGTCTTTGTAATTCTTAAGCTGCTTTTCATCATCGTTGATGAATCCGTGAGGTGTCATAATGATCCTACCTCGAGTTGTAATTCCGTTGATATGATTCTTATCAATCTGGATATTAGTTCTCTTGGCAAATTCCACCTGCTTACCATCCTTGATTGCTTTAATCTTAGAAGTACCTGCATTCATAATGTTACCAAACGTTACAACGAACGTTGCATCATACCACATTGCAAATCCGCCCTTATTCATCAACTTGGGTTGACCCATGGGTGATTCAGGCTTTTGTGTCCATACCTTATTAACTACAACTAGGGTGTTGGTATAAGGAGAAGACTCTTTCCGAGACATAACAATCCGCTGGTTTACACCATTACCGAACTGAGTTGACATTGCACCTGCATTCCATTCGTTGTTGTTCTTGTTAGAACGTACTGAAAGTTCACAGGGTACTGAACCGATTGAATCCCATAGGAATAGTAAGTCATGAGGTAAACTTCCTTTCTTCTGTTCGTCAATCAAGTCTAGAATAAATCCGGCAACATCCTCAATTGTATTCAAGGTCTCTCTATCGACATAGATAAAGAATCCTCCGTAATCAATAACCTCACCGGTTTGTTCGTCAACCGTTTGATTTACTTGCAGACCCATCTGAATAGCATGTTCCCAATTCCATTTCATCTCTGTAATAATGAATACTGGAAGGATGCCTGCTTTCTGGGCTGATACTGCAGCTTCAAGCAATGCTGTGGTCTTTCCTGTATCGGAATGACCTCTCAGCATTACAATGTGGCCCATCGGGATTCCCGGGATTGAAGTCACCTCCTGGAAGGAAGGTGATAGAGGGATCCACTGCTGGTCCTTAAATTTTACGTTACCTGTTAAGAGCTTCTTCTCCTTAAACTTATCTAAAGTGAATCCTTTCTTAAGTTCCGCAGACACGGCCTCTGTTAACGAAGCTTTTTCTTTCTTAGCCATAGTCTATTAGAAAGGTAAATCGTTGGTGTCGTCGTCGTTAAATAGAGAATCGAACTTGTCAGCTTTTGATTCTACTTTCTTACCTTGTCCTTCTAGAGTGAAAGGATTTGCAGGCTTCTTCCAAGGAAGTTCTTCAGCAGCAGGAGCTGCAGGTTTTGCATCATCAAAGTTAGCAGCAGGCTCAGAAGAGATTACTCCTTCTTCTTCGTCAGGTGCCAACCATTTCTGCAATACAGACTTCATATCATCAAAAGACATTCTAGAGAATACCTTCAAAGGATCTGGTTGATCTTTCAAGATAGTTTGTAACAACGTATCATCGTCGGTCAAAGTAGATTCTTTAGTACGTGCACGAACGGTAGTTTTGTTAAACCCGGTTCCTGTAGTATCAGCACCCACTGTAGTCAAATTCAAGTCACGACCTGAAACGATGTCAGTGTAGTCCCCGATATCCTCATCTTCTACCATAGAAAGCAATTCCATGTAGATCTCTTTACCGAAGCCCCAAAGCTTAACTCCGTCAGCTTCTTCACCTCTAACGATAACGGGTACAAATACCCTCATTTTAGGATCTAGTTTACGTGCCAATCTCCAAGACTCTTTGTCTTTGCTGGTTCTTAACTGTTTGGCGAATTCAACGATAGGATCTTTCTCACCCCAGTTTGTAGGAGAGATGATTGGATTCTTGTCGATTCCATAGTGGAAATACAACTCCGAAAAAGGATTTGATTTGTTGTACGCAGAAGGTACAATACGAATTGTTTGCTTGCCCACGGCAGGTTTCCAGAAGACATTCTTACGTGCCTCTCCGGAAGGACGGCTGTTCTGAGTTTGCAAAGCGCTTAGCTTTGCTTTGATTGAATTGATATCCATAATTGTTTGTTTTTAATATATGCAATTTGTTTTTGTAATGCAACTTTGTTTATTGCTGCTCATCTTTCATTTCGTTGTAGTTATCCATTTCCCATTCCTCTTCCATTTTATTGTAGTCAATCATTGCTTGCTCATTGTTACCTCCGAATTTTTCATTCAACTTTTCAATCAACAATCTTGAATACAAAAACAATTCACGCAATTCTTTTGTATCATTTTGAAATTGTATGTGCCCAATTGCTTCTCTCATATGGTATATTGCGTTAGAATATCCACTTATGAAATTATCATCATACTTTTCTTTCGGTGCAAAAAATGGGTTTTGCAATTTTTCTTCTCTGTTAGTCATTGTTACCTCCAAATGTTTCGTTGTTAACTAATTTGACATCAATTAGATACCTCACATTATTGCAATGTGTACATTTTGCTTCATTAGAATTTGATGTTGTGCTTTTTTCAAAAACGCAAGTGTGTGTTGTTTGTTTATTGTTGCTCATAATGCTTCTATTAGTTTAAGTAAAAGATAAAAAGACATCCATCCCGCAAAAAACCCTTTCCAAAATGATTTTATTTGTTGTTTATTGTTGCTCATCGTCATCATCTTCTTCATTGTTTAACGCATATATTATTTCATCTATTTCTTCTATTATCCAATTGTATTGCCACGGATTACTGTCTAATTGCTCTTTTAATCGCAATAGTTTCACTGCCGTTTGTTGTGTTTTATTTGTCATCATAAGTAGTGTTGTTTTCAAATGTATTTCAGTGTCCATTTGTTTTTGGCACAGTTCAATGATAGAATCAACTGCCGTTGGTTGTTTATTATTTCTCATTGTTACCTCCTTGTATTTTACTAAAATGTTCTATAAATGCTTTTAATATTTTTGGTAAATCAATCTCATAAAGCATTGTATATTCTTGCTCACCTTGTTCTTTCTGAAATTTTTGTGTTTGCCACCATCTCCATATCTCTTCATTATTTGGTAGTTCGATGGGGGTTAATTGATTTAAAATACCACATTCTTCTAATGTTATTAGATAATTATATTTGTCTGCCATTTGAATAGCCATCTTTACTTGTTCTTCTGTGTATAGTTTCATACTTTGTTTATCTATGTTGCTCATTGCTACCTCCAAATGTTGGTCTGCTGATATCCATCCATACACTACACACAATAAGGTTTAGTCCAATCATGTAAACTCTAACATGGTTATTCTTATTAAATACTTCTTTAGGAGTACCTTTTCTTTTACCTACTGCTTCATATGTTTTTGCCCACACACCTAACTTTAATGTGCTTTTCAACTGACGCAGTTCATAGTCGGTGTAGTCTCCGTCTTCCCATCTGTGACGAAGTACAAAGTTAACTGTAAACCATTTGTTTCTGATCTTACTTATCATTGTTTATTTTTTAAATACCTCTATTAATTCATCAAATGATACACCGCCATTACCCTCTTTTATTTTATATAATTCAGCTTGTACCTCATCATA